ACACTCTGAATATTTGCCATACGCTTTATATCAGCTGGCCCTCTAAATGCGTTTCTATTAAATACAATTCCATCTTCACCGAGCATATCAGAAATGCTAAGTAAATGAGATATATCACATACATCTATATCCATTGTATTTGGTACAAAGTTAAATATACTCTCGTATATTTTTTTACCTAATATTTTATAATCACTACTAATGTTACCAAATATAGTTCCAATAAAATCAGTAAATAGTATATCTCTATCTAAAAGAATTTCTTGGAACCTTAGATCTTTAATGGTTTGCTCAAAATTAAAATCTTCATTTTGTTTATATAACGTGTAGAAGGTTTTTGGGTAGCAAGTAAAATGTGTTTTGCCTTTTAACGTGGTAGAGGTATTACCAGAAAGGAAAGAGTTTGAAGTACTAAGTGTTAAGTTAGTCGATGAACCTGAAATATTATCATTAAAGGTTAAAATTCCCCTATACCAGAAATCAGTATCTACAGTAGATAAGGTCGCGCTTAAACTTGATACAGTATAGTAAGCTTCAGGTACAATACCATCAACACCTGGAACAGTGACACCGGACAACACTTCAAATGTTGGGTTTGGACTAGCTGATAGTGCTTTAACAGTATAACTAGTGTTTACAGGCTTTAATACAAACGGTATACCGACTCCCTTATATTGAACATCGTTTATTGGAAATGAATTCGGCTCAGCTCCTTCGTTGCTTAACCCGTTAGAGGTTATAGATATTGCACTTAACGCGCTAAGTGCTACTGCACTTACTGAAGCCGATAATGATAGTAGGAAATTGTTAAGATAATCATTATTTTCGTATCCATCAAACCCAGGTGAGTAAACATTAGATCTGTCTTTGTTAAACGATAGATTAAATTTTGAGACATCATTATCTACCATATCAGTTTTAAAGTAGACGAAATTACTACCAGTACTACCAACAAATATAGAATCTATTGCACTAACACTTGAGCTAACTAACTCTGTTCCTTTTAACTGTACATATACATCTGCTGAAGTTAAAGAAACCGTCTCAACATCTACATACTCATATGATGATAGGGTATCTATATATTCTCTTGTAGCTACGGTAAAATATTTTTTAAGGTGGTTAAATTTGTTTTTATCTAAATCAAAATAATTAGGAATATTAAGACCAGATACTGAAAAATATAGGTCTTGAAAATCTTGATAATGAGGAGACTTTATTGTAATCTCAATAGGGACAGACCATTCACCTGCAATCAACCCACTTAATGATTCTGTACCAGCAACAGCAGCACTAGGTACGACAGTAAAGGTATTAGCAATGTAATCAGTAATAGTAACATCGGTGTTGTATGAAGCTAAGATAGCATTATTATCACAATCCCTAATAACCATCTTAACATTATATTGACCCGGATTGCTGTATACATGTGTACTGGTTAGACCATGTCCTATTGTACCATCACCAAAATCAAATATTGTTTTGGTCGCGTTGACTGGGGTAGAGCTTAATGTTTGTGTTGGTATCTTACCCTTAAATGTGAGCGGAGTAATTGGGAGATTATAAGTTGTAGTGACTTGCTCATTCTTATAATCGAATATATCGAAAAGTGCATATGCTGTTTTTATATTACTCATCTATTACCTCTATACGGTTAGCTACTGACATAGGCGAATACAAATATGGAAACTTGAAGTATGGTAGTGTTACATCTTGATTTATTACGCTTATATCACTTTCAGGGTATAGAGGGTTAAATGATATGAAAGAAATACCTTCAAATGATACACCTTCATTTTTGTTTGAAGTATATATGCGCTTAATACCTTCAAGAGATAAAATTGAATTAGTTAAATCAATAATTTTTAAATTTTCCCCCAAGGTATTATTCTTTGCTAAGAAGAACTCCTTTATTAAACTCGACACTCTAGATATTAAAGTACCTTTGTTAATCTTGTTGGTTGTCTCTCTTACAACATATAGCTTTGTATTGTCTAAATCGCTTACTTCTAGAGTGCCTTTATTAGATATACCTAACCCATATGCCATATAAACTGGATCCCTTGGAACAACACTATTAGAAACTATTTTTTTGCCCTTCGAGAGATCCACTATTAAATTTTTAAAGGATACACTTAAATCCGGCGGATAAGTCTTATCTTCAGTTAATGTGAATTTAGGGACAGCAAAAACGTTAATATTGTTAAAGTCGCATGAATCAGCGAAGTTAACCTGATTTATAATAACACTGTTTACCTTATTTGCATCTACACATATATCATAAAAATATTTTATATACTCGTTAATATAAGAATCATTATCTACTACTTTAACACTTTGAAGAATATTAGCCATATTCTTTTTAAAGAATGTCTCATAATCACTCTCTGATACCAATCGAAGTTGTGAAGAAAATAACTTAGGAGCATTTTGTCTTATTTGATCTACTGTTTCTTCATCTGCGAGTGTTGAAGAGGCTACAGGGTTGTTAAATGTAATATAAGGGCTGTTGGTAATGTCTAAAAATGTGGTGTCTTGCTTATTTGCAAATGTATCATTGAATATAGCTCTTCTTCTAGCAGAATCATATACAAATAGCTTATTACCGTTAATAATGTTTTTGCTTATTATACCCTCTGTGTTATCTGATAAAATGTAATCTACTGCTACTGTATCTCCTTCTGCCAATATCTTACCAAACACACCATTGCCAAATTTTATTTCAAAATTACCATCTTCGTTTAAACGCTTTTCATACACTCTATCTACTGAGGTTGTAAGGTATAAGCTATCTACCTCTTTATACTGATAATACGTATCATCTGCTGTCTCCTTTACAGCAACACTTAATGTGTTATCTGCTATAAATCTATCATCAGCCTCGTTTACCAAATTTTCTACTACAATAGGTAGTACTTCAAACTTTTCACCCTGCGCTATATAGTCAGGATATTCACCTATTGATCCTTGATACAGTACAGCGTTATTATTTAAAGTAGTAAGTGTCTCCTGGCCCGCGGCCACCTTATCGAAAGAAAGGTTATCAATAAAATTATACTGCACACCGCCAGCTAGAAAATAAGAATATTTTTTAATGGTGTAGTTACTAGGAGCTAACCCAGCGCTTGCAACACCATTAATAGGTACCATCGATGTCTGCTTACCTGCAGGCTTATAACCTATTAGCTTTACTATTCTGTTCATGTTTTCGTACAGAGTAGCTTGGTCAAAATCAACCTCAGAAGCTGTGTTGTTTAAATAAAAGAGAAGCACATGGTATGAATAAGCGATTATATCTATAACCGCAGCAAGGTTACTACCTTCATAATTTTGATCTGTAAATTTTTCATTCTCATTTAACCTATCAATAATATAATCTTTTAAACTAACCGCATCAAATGCAACATAAGCATCTTGCGGTAAATTGAAATTTAAAAAATCGTTAGTTGTGTTTGAAGTAGGCATGATTATAAGATGTAATATCCATTACTATTTAATAGCGACTTAAATGAAATACCATAGGCATTTAATGAAGGAACGTTAATTTGTAGGGTAATATAATAAGAGTGTTCTTCCCGGTTACCTTTTATTTCAACCTTTTCGAGTTGTATTCTAGGCTCTTGTGAAGGTAAGTTATTTTTTATATCATCCTTAATTTCATAGACTGTGAAATTGTTCATCGGCTCAAATAAGTACCTTCTTAAATCTAAACCAAATTCTGGATTGAGTATTTTTTGACCAGGTGACGTTAGGAATATATTTGCTATGCTATTTTTAATAGATTCTAAATCATATAAACCCTCAATGTCTTTTAAATTGTCAGTTTTTTCTAGTTGTCTATTGTAGTACCGAGCTGTCTCGAGATCTAAGAAAAGATCTTTATATAGATAGCCGTTGTCGAGAGCCGCATCGTCCCTCTTATCTACGGATATATCTGTTAACTTAATAAGAGCCATTTATTATATTTAATATACAGCTCTTTTTATATGCTACCTTTTTATATTCTTAATCTTCTCCTTTTTTATTTTTAGGATTGAGATTCGGGTACTTCTTATACACACAACGTTTAATGCCTTCAGGATCCTTCGCGAAGTGTGCAAATCGTAATGCTGCTTTTGCTTCCTTTTCATTACGAACGGGGTATGATCCGCTAGCAGATTCACCGGATGCGCCGCAAAGATCTTTTTTAGCTACATTAAGGTATTTGCCAGCATTCGAACCACCTGGTTTTTTTCTAGCTTTGTTTAAATCTTCACCATCCCATTTATCTTCATACCTTCTCTCTTTTTCAGTATCCTCCTCATTCTCACCAAAAATTGCTTTTTTTAGCACCGCAACATCAATCCCATGCTTACGTGCAACACCTGGTAAAGCTGTATGAGGATTTTCACCTGATTGAGCAAGTCGGATCATCTCATCTTGTGCTGCGTCAAGGTTACCTTCTTCCATTAAATCAGTTTCATGTTCTTTAATATCGTTATAAAGTTCAATTAAAATATCTGAAGCTAAAGTGTCGAAATCTTTTTCTTTTTCTTTCATAATTATATTTATTATTTTAGGAACTATGTTATAATAAAATCATGCAAGTAAAAGGTCTCTTAAATAAGGAAATTGATGTGGAAGTCAGTGTCGATGAAGTATGGAAAAACTTAAAGGACACAGTTATAACGAAGCTTGGCATGAATCCGCATAATGGGCACGAGATTGTTGACAATAACTGGGTTGAGTACATAGAAGCAACAACAACACATACCTTTACAATTGATCGAAATCATGGGGAAGCTAGTAAAGAACAGAAAGATATTCTAGAAGCTTTAGAAAAACTGCAGAAATTTATAAACCCAAGAATATCAGTCACACCAATCTATAAAAAATAGTAGATTAGTATAAATAATATTATGGCACGTAATAAATTTATACAATTGCATGAAAATTATATGAAACGCTTCGAGCGTGGGGGGTTCCTCGTTGGTGATGTATTTAAGTTTAATGATAATTTTAAGAGCTTAGATGGGTATAAGAGTCTTGGTAAAGCAACTCAGCAGCAAATTGATGATATGATTGATTCAGGACTGCATATTCGAGTAGTTGACATAAAAGACACAACATCACCACGGTACCCAGCTAACCCAGATACTTCTTCTTTAGGTGTAGTTTGTAACATTGCGCTTGATACAGGTGGCGGCCGTTATACACATTACACTTCAGTACCAGGTGAATTAGGCCAAGCTGTACAATATGCTCCAAACCTCTTACCTATCCCCGATGAAATGAGGCGTGATAGTAACGTAATAATCAAACCTGAAGAAGCAGAGGAAACAAAAGCACCAGGTGCGGTTGAATACCCAACAAGAGATCTTCCAAAACAAAATACGGTCATCCCAAGTGACCCTGCTACCCCTTGTCCCACAGTAGCAGCTTCTACGAATAGGTATTTGGCTGATCTAAATTAAACGTCTCCGTTTTCTTTTATCTTCTCATCCTCATAAGGAGAGATCCCCCTTCTGTAGTACTCAAGCTTACAGCATTCTAGAGCCCCGATCATCTCGTTATAATTAGCGTAATTCTCTCCGTAATTACGTATGTAGTTGTCTATCATTACAGTAATTACATAGTTTAAATCTCCCGCATTTTCAGGACAGAAGTTAACTACAGCAGGGCTAATTTGCCCTCTTCGTTTTTGTTTAATGTAAGGCATTTTCTAAATTTACTAAACATGCGAATGCATTAATTTCTTTATC